CACCTGCGGCGTTAGCCGCTAAACCACTCCGTGATCAGCTGATTGCTGGTCAACATTGTGGAGGTAGGGGACAGTCGTTCGTCCCCCGAAGGGTCTGAGACCCCATCTCCCTTCCTTAGAAAGGAGATCTCCACCCGAGCTTGATGCTGACGTGCTCGGGGCGTCCAGAACGCTCCAAGTGCTCTTCATCGTAGTTCGCAGCCACGATGTCAGTACCCCTGGCGTCGCGTCCCTGTCCGGCAAGGCCGAACAGAGCGACAGGGTGCCGCAATAGGCACTTGAGCAGGGCACCTGGCCCATCCAAAGGATCGGATGGAGCCTTGGCCACCACATGATAGCCCTTGGTTAGAGGGCTGTGATGATTCGGAGAAAGGCGCTGGAACTGATAGCCCAGCACCGATTCCCGCCCTAGCAACGGAGAGGTTGGCGCTACATTTGGAAAGTGCTTCAACAGCACCTCCAAGTAACGATCCATCCAGGCCGCAGTCTTCCAAAGACCAGCCCAATAGGCTTGGTTTCGGAAGGACACGGCTGAAATTACTCCGTTCGCATCCTGCCGTCGTGTAGGAAGAACCGCTCGGACCTTGACAATACTAACGTCTTGGCCCTCGTAGTACATCCTACCACAAGACTCCCTGAACCTTCCGGTCCAGAATGACTTGTCGACGTTGACTTTGTGTCCGAAGACACTCAGTTCGTCCACGACGGATAGCACATAGTCTCTGGGGACAATGAGATCATCCCCGAAGACACGCACCTGCTCAGAGTAACGCTTTATCAGCGCACCCCGAGAAAGTGGAGTGCTTAGCTCTCGCTGAATCCCTAAGAAGATAACGGTCAAGAAGACCATCGCCTCGAAGGGAAAGCAGAGAGCTGAACCCATAGACGCATACTTGGCCAAACGGATAACTCCGTGGCCAGGTACATCAGCCTTCCGGGAACGACACGCGTCGACCGCCCATAGCAATTCTGGGTAGTCTTCAAGCATCGCCCGTACATGCTGATACGAAACACGATCGGATGCTTCACTCAAATCGAGTGTAGCGAGGTCGCCGCAGAGCGAACCTCTACAGGCCATTCGCCTATTAGGCTCCTGGTCATCAAATCCGATCACGCGGGAGAGGAAACCATCCTCCTTAACCGCACTAAGGATACACGCCAAGAGCGACTGCTGCACATACTGCATGCAGGCTGGCTCAATGGCGATAATCCTAGGTGTTTTGAGCGTTTTAGGTACCGTGATAACCCTAACGGGCATCTCGGCATCGGGTTCAAGGATGTTAAGCTCTCTCTCCATATCCCCCACAAAGGAGGAATTAGGAACAAGAAAGGACTCCGCAGGCATAAGCCTTTGAAGTCGAGTGGTCCAGGTACGCAGATTCCACTTAGCATTACTGCTGAGTCGATCTGCGACTGCGCCTGGGCCATGCTTCGGAACTAGCCGCAACCAGTGGACATCTCTATCCACTTTAGCGAACAGGTCTCCGAAAAGCAGAGATGACATTCTCTTGAAGTCAGCCATATAGGCTTCATCCAAGAGAGAGTCACTCCTCCTAACATCCTGCTCACACTCGAGATACTCCAACATGGCTCGTCTCTCACGCCGCGGACTAACTACCCGCGTAGAGGAACCCTGGGAAGGGCCCTCTTGAGGGAGAGCGATCTTGCTAAACATCAGCGTAAGCTGAAGCAAAGCAGAGATTGCTTCCACATCGGGGTGCTCGAGAAGCACACCACTACTAGTGTCGAACACACGTCCAAGGAAACCCTGTAGAAATGCAGGGAGACCACTACGACGCTTCCGCCCGAAGGCGGGAACGTCCGAAGGGACGACAAAACCCTGGTCGAGCCACTTTTCGGTAGCCTTACCAAAGTCTGCCAGAGTTATCGCCAGAAACGACAACCCCTCGTGTTCGACGCGACTCGCGACAGTAGTTATGTCGCGTGTGGCGCTAGTGCAGCATCTAACTGCCAGTTCTTCGGCAGTTATTGACCAGAGTGACGTCAGGCTTTTCACTGTTCCCTCCTGATAGAGGTGGACAGGTCCATAGCTCTGTCGTCAAGCCAACAGCAAGTTACGCGTTTAAATCCGGATCTGTGGCCCGTTTGAGTTCCGCAAGGGACTCATATAGGTTTTGGATCCGAAGAGCGACGTCATCTGACAGCCGGCTTTTAGGCGGCAGCAAGATGGTGATAGTCATCGTCGCTGGGTCTCCGTTAGGATACCAGCTCCAACGCACCACAACTTGCGTGTTAGTCGCAACTCTCCGGGCTTTTGCCCCAACGGGGCGAACCCGGCTCACGGGCACACATGATGTGCTCGGAGAAAGAGTTCCACTACCAGGTAGGCAGCGTTCACCACAGCAACGATCACCACCAGGAACTTCTTGGTGAATGTCGTGTGTGGATCAGAATCCGCTTTACGACGCCCCGCCGAATGACTCGGTCGAGGCTGCGGATTCGCATCATAACCTCTCCTTCCGGGGAGGCGACGATGTCCATTGCCTTCTGGTGACTCATTCATCACCGGTTACCAAGCAAGCGAGGGCTTCTAGTTCTCGCCAGCGAGGAGCTTGGTGATGATGAGATCCGAAGTCGCGGTATACAGGCCCTTAAAGCCCGTATAGATCGCGAGCGCCTCGGCGTTCGTGTAGCCAGCGGCGGGAAGGTCGAACACCATATAGGTGCTCATAGAGACCTTCACGTTCTCCACCGGCTTGAACGGGTCGGCGGTGAGCTTCGAGTGGTCGAGGCGCAGTACGCGGCGGATCCTCTTGGTGGCAGACGAGTCTGCCGACAGTTGGATCAAGCCGTCCGAGCTCGTGTACTGACTCCTGTCTCCCTCCACGCTAGTGCGTGGGAGAGGCGTAGTCACACCCGAAATCGTAATCGACTGCGGATCGGCGAACGACATAAGCATCACTCCTAGGAGCTCGTAAGGCTCCCATTGGCGTTAACAACGCTACGGGTGCTACTCCTCACCGAGAACGGCTGATGCCGAGAGCGGCGAGGATGGCCTTCTGGATGGTCGTGAGACCACTCCAGGAGAAGCCGAAACCATAAGGTGTTGCCTGCCTGCGGATTTTCCTCTCGGAAACTACCACAAGGTCAGGACATGGGACGGGATCTTTGAATGAGGTCTCGCCCACGAAGGTAAAGCGATACGCATGGACACTGTGTTCCATGATATAGCCATACCACAACACCTGGTTGTAGAGGGCCCAGTTAGTCCAGTTCCGTAGAACGGAATCGGCATTACTGAACCAATCTATCATCCAGCTCCAAGGAGCAAGGTTCCAGACAGTGTCTGGCGTAAGTGAAACGCCCAGCAGCTTTCGAGCTTGCAGGACACTCCGTTGCATATCCGTCTTGAGACTTCCGTCTCGTGGCGGCACGTAATACGTGAATGCCCCGGAGAACCACCTACGTATCGCTTTAATTTCTGAGCGATAGACCTTACCCTTATTCCACTTCAGAGGATCAGTCAACGCTGAATCACTTGGCGAGTAATAGGGTGATACCCCATCCCGCCACAGCGTGATGTCCTCCGAGATGGAATCCGGAAACTCATACCTGCGTCGAACAAGCTTGCCAGAGTTATCTTCCAACGAACTCATGATAGAGTCGTGGTTGATGATGGCTTGAGAAAAGTTCCTCAAGTCACTGACAAGAGGTACCCAACCGAACTGATGGTTGAGGTATTCGTCCCCAATCGCTCTCCTACGAGCGCGATTGGAGAGGTTACGCCAGTTGCCCAGCGTACCTCCCCATAGCCTTGGAAGACCGTCTTGAATGGTCTCGCCAACAGCTGTAAGGACATCCGACGTTGGATTCACCGGTGAACATCTAGCGATTGCATCAGTTCCAAGTTGATTAAGCTTGGAATCGGACGAGTTAATAAAACTCGGCCGAGGCAATGCACCAGATATGGGCGCCAACGGCATGATCGGGCCTTCGTAGAAGGATTCCGTCACGTTCGTATGGTTCGCACCAGACCCTTGTGTTCCATGCAGCGCTAGAGGTCCATCTGCTGAGCAGTGAACATATTGCTTAGTGGAAGTAAAGGGGCCACCGATGTCCTTAGTGAACCGTCCACGAAGGTGGGCGGACCACTCAGGGTGAGAAGTAGTATCAGTGATCTGATACCCTTGGAGAAAAGGCAGAGCGCTGGAAGCCCAATTGGTCCGATACTCGGTCCATGGGTCCGGCGGTCTGAGGTCATTCGTGGTCCTAGACCGCAAATAACCATATAGTGGTCCATTGTACGGTATAACCCGTGCTTTGGTTGACACTACCCTCCTCTCCGAGGCCGGAAAGCCTCTGGTCTCTCGGGTGTACTCACCCGAATACGAGCCAACAAGGAATCTAACGATCCCCCATAGACTCGTAGTTGCACTGTAGCGCCGAGGGCCCCT